GGTAAAATAGAAGTAAGAGCGTTCGATAAAAAAAATATTATTAAAAAAACCCTTTATCCTGGGGATGGATTTTATGTCGATAGAAAGGTATGGGATATACAAAAATTTCTTGAAAATGACTCTATTTTATTAGTATGTTGTTCAACTGAATATAATAAAAATGATTATATTTTTAAGCTTAAAGATTTTATTAATTAACATATATGGAAATGTTTGTATCTAAAGCGGAGAGAGAATTTTTTGAGGCTTGGCTGCAACCACAGTTTACCGTTTTAGAATATGGTAGTGGCGGCTCAACTCTTTTAATTCAAAAAAAAGTTAAAAAGCTTTTTAGTATTGAGCATCAAGAAGAATGGTTTAAAAAAATAAAAAATTTAATTGAGCCTACCACAGAATTATACTTTGTACCTCCAGATAAAAAATATATTGAGGGCGGTCACTACGATGGTAGCTATAATGAATTTTATAGCTATATTAATAAGGGCCTAGAGTTTGGGCCTTATGATTTAATTTACGTTGATGGTAGAGCTCGCGTTGATTGTTGCAGATGTATTAAGCAAAAATTGACAAACGATGGAATTATAATTTTTCATGATTTTGAGCGCGATCAATACCAATGCCTTACAAAAGAATTTAATGTCGTTGCTCAAAAAGAGCGTATGGCGGCCCTGAAGCCTTTATAGTTGAAATATCTATAATAGATATTATTATTAAAAATATGATTATTGAACAAAAAATCTACGACGGTAATTTATTACATTCAAGATTCGCTTATAAGTTTTTTAGAGATAAAACGCTACCTATCGGAAACATTATAGCTTTTAGAGCGCCTATGAAAGTTGAAGCAGAAGGAATGATTGATAGCGAGGATGTTTTAAACAACGATTTTATCTACAGTGAGGATGCAATTAACTTTTTATGGGAAATTCCTATGCTCGATGCTTTTGGTGCGGTTGCTTGGCAGCGACTTTTTAATACACAAATTGCTAACATACTTAGCACAGCATATTTAAAAGCACCAATTGAAGTTGATGGTGATGATTTAATAGTGCACAAGGAACATGAACAAGGCGGTGTAGCTCAAACTAAGGGAAAGTGTAGTGTAAGTATTACTTATTCGAAGAATAATGTAGCTCTTGGCCATACGGGCATTAATATTTCCGCAGGAAAGAAAGCGCCAGCATTTGCTTTTTCTACAAACTTAACGGATGATCAGGCAAAACAATTTATGAGCGATGTAATTAAGCTTTTTTATGAAATGAATGATGATATTTTTATTGCTACGTCAAAAGTTATTAGTTAATGACAATATTTGATTTTATTTCTGACGTTCTTTTTACAAAGAAAAAAAGCTTAAGCTCAGTAGATGAAGAATCAGACTTTTCTCCTTTTTTACTAAATAGATGGATTAGTATGTATTCACCGGCTCAAGCACTGATTTCAAATACTGTTAACAAATATCTTTCATCCTTTACTAATAAATCAGATTTATATTCTTTTTTTATAGCTGTGTTTGATAAATGCCCGTCAAAAAAAATTCAATATTATAAAAAAATTAAATCCGAAAACAACGCAACTAATAATGAAGATATATTGTTGTTGGCAAAAAATAAAGAATTATCAACAAGGGAAATAAAAGAATATATAGAAGCATTGACTTCTTTGTAAACTTTTATAAATTAAAATATGCCAGCAGATATTGATTTACTACCGGTACATAAAAGTCTTATTGATTTGTCAGAACTACCCAAGAATTCGTTTAATTCTGTGTTTTATGGTTATAACCTTAAGACTGTCTTAGACGACGTATTACTAGTAAAGTATGTTGATGAAACAGAGGATGGCTCATCTATTGTAAGAAATGGGATTGTTGTTCCCATTAATGCTGATACGAAAGCGTGGCGTATAGGTGAAGTTATTCTATCAGGACCATCAGTAAAATATGTAAAGAAAGGCGATCACGTTTGTTTTCCAAATAATTTAGGTGTACCGGTAGCAAATCTAGATATCGACGGCTATGGAACATTAAAGAAAGGTCTCTTTTTAAATGAACAAAGAATATTTGGTATTTGCTCAATAAGAAAAGACGATGAAAGTGTCGCTACCCACGTTAAAAAACATTCTACTAAGCAACGTAGCGGAAATTAAATTTTTTCGCAAAAGGCCTAAAGCCGGTGCGCCGCCTACAAGAAGAATGCTTTGTACAAATAATTTAGCATTGCTTATGAGCCCAGAAGGAAGGATAGCTCTTAATTATAGACGAGCTATTAATAATCCCAAGTTTAATCCAGCGGTTAAAAATGTATTAATAACTTGGGATATTTTTATGCAGGATTATCGCTGTATTAATATGGCTGCTTGTGATTTAATTACTGCTATTCCAGCAAATAGAACGTTTTGGAAATTTTTTAATGAAAAGCTTGCTCTACTTTCCGCTAATGATAAAATGAGGTTTATGAATTCATGACATCTGTTGAACAAATAGAAGCCCAAGTTAATAAATTTCTTCAAAGAAATATTAGTTTTCATTTAGAAAGTAAGACACTCAAGAAAGGTAAGTTAATTCTCTTTAGTGTAAAAGACTTTTTTTGTATTTTTACTCTTCTATGTGAAGAAAAAAATAACAAAAAAATAATTGTTGAACTACCTTACCCCTTTAATTTAAATTTTGATTCGAATAAAATAATTTTTGACTACACCGTAGATTCATTTTGTAAACATAATAGCCAACTATATGCTGCGTTCAAAAAGATTAGTATTACTAAACCATCTAAAATGTTTAATAAAAAAGTAATTGTAAAGCAGATAGTTTAATTTATAATACATTAGTGTTAAGCCGTTACTTAAATCAGTTCCCACGCGAGTATGAGCCTAGTACTCAGCAGGCAAAGCTTATAAGAAATATTGAAAAAGCATTTAATACAGGAAAGAAATTTGTAATATGCTGTGCACCTACAGGTACAGGTAAGAGCTTTCTAGCTAAAACTCTTTCGGGTATAAGCTCCGGACCAACATCTAAATTTACAGAAAGTATTAAATCATACTCTGCATATAAGCAAGATTATTTTGGTAACTATGTTAATGAAGTTGACTGCTTATCACAACCACCTTTCGGTACATTTGCACTTACTATTACTAAATCCTTACAAGATCAGTATTTAAAACTATTTCCAGATACACATATCTTAAAAGGAAAGTCAAATTACATATGCGACGTAGACCCGAATTTTGATGTAGAAACTGCACCGTGTGTTTTAGTATCAAAAATAAGAGATGAATGTTGGGAGAAAAACCGATGCCCGGGGTATAATACACGCAACGACTCATTATTGTCAAGATTTTCTGTCTTAAATTACAAAATGTTTTTATCTTTACCGAATCACGTAAAGCGTAAAAATTTTATTGTTTGCGATGAAGCTTCAGAATTAGAAGACGAGCTAATTAAACAATTTTCAGCAGACATTAATTATGATAGACTAAAATTATATAATGTAGAGCATAAAATTTTAATTAATGATAGTAAAGATAAAGCACGTGCATGGGTTTACGATCTTATCTTTAACGTTAGCGAACAAATAAATCTTCTTATTAATCGTGTTAATAAGAAACATAGAACACTATCACAGCCAGAAAAAATAAAGCTTCAATATCTTAAGAATTTACATAATTCGTTGTCAATGGTGGATGCATTATGGAAGGATTGTGAGTTTATTATAGATAAAGATTCTAAAAAGGTTAGTTTTACTCCTCTTAAGGCAAACAAACTTACAAAATTTATTTTCGATTACGGTGAAAATATATTATTAATGTCAGCAACTATTATTGACCATAAAAACTTTGCTAAGACTTTAGGCATAACAGAATATGAGTATGTAGAAGGCGAAAGCGACTTCGATCCTCAAAAGTCACCAATTTACGTGAGTTCTAAAAATAAATTAAATTATAAAAACTTAACAAATACATTACCAGCTATTTGTGAGCAAATTAAGAGTATAACAGATTTTCATAAAACGGAGAAAGGTATAATACATAC